CGTTTTAAAGGCAGAAAATTTACAAAAACAATTAAGATTTGTACCTATGCCTAATGGATCTGCAATAACCACATATTAATGTATTATGGCTAGATTATTTGTAACACCTCGTGAAGTTGATTTTATCAGCGATATCACTAAAGAAATTTATAAGGATGTCGTTGGCCATAAAATCTATTATTATGCCATTTCAATTGAGAAATCGAATGTTAATGAGTTATATGATGAAGCAGTTGAGAAAGCGTTTGAAACGCCAATTGAAATCGAGGCAATGGTTGAATGGCAACCTGAAGATGTATCAACGAATGTATTTGGTACTGAAGAAAAACGGACTTTAACGGTTAATCTGCATGCGCAAGATGTTCTTGATAGAGACATAACAATAAGTGAGGGTGATTTTTTTAGTTTTGGTGAACAGTTTTTTGAAATTACTTCTTTTAAGGTAATTAGCAATGTTTTTGGACAAATAGAAAATTCTTTAGGATACCAACTAACAGGTAAAGAGGCTCGCAGGGGACAGTTTGTTTCCCAGACCCATGGCCCAACATCAAATAAATATACAGACGATAACGCAGTTCAGGATAAATTCGTACAGCAAAGAGGGTTTACACAAACGACTGAAGGTGAGACTGCCGATAAAAGAGCGTTACAGGAAAAAGAGGTTCTTGAGAAACCTATTTCTGACGCACCTGCTGAAGTTTCTAAACGTGGAGATTCAAAGAATAAAACATCAACTTTTTATGATGAGTATTAGATTTTTAGGTATTTAATTATATGACAAGAGAACGAACCATACAGGATGCAATTGATAGAGAGTCTAATTCTGGTGTTAAACGTAAAACAAAAGGCCAGAATATTCCGACTGATTTTACAATTGCTTCTGTGGGCATAGAAGACATCGACAAAGCATTTTTTGCTTTATTTGATGGACATATTAAACATGAAATCTTTGTTGACGGAGAGCCTATCGTGAATGACGGGCCGGGCAATCTTAGGAAGGTTCCAGTTGTTTTTGCTACTGGTGAAAGATTTGCTTTAATAAAAAGAAAAAAAGCGATTCGAGACAAGAATGGGTTATTAATACTACCGCTGATTTCAATTAGAAGAACTGGGTTATCACATACTGTTGAATATGGAAGAGGGGTTGCCCAGGACACCGGTGGGTTGATGGTCAAAAGAAGGCTATCATCTAAAGATAGAAAATATCAAGAACTAATTAATAAATTAGGTCTAACGAACCAGAAAAACGTTGCTCATGATTTAAATTTTCTTGATCCAGGTGAAGATGATGAAAAGAAACATGTCATTCCTGGCCGCGTGGCATCAAGAAGGCAAAAGTCACCAAAATATAAAAAAGTGCATGCTGGAAATGAGCTCGTTAATAACATAAAAGATAATATATTTGAGATAATAGAGATTCCTTATCCACAATTTTTCACTGCGCAATATGAAGTAATTTATTGGACGCAATATACACAGCATATGAATACAATGTTGGAGCAGTTAATGTCATCATACCAAGGCCAGGGTAATCAATTCAAATTACAAACAGACAAGGGTTATTATTTCGTTGCATTCATTAATGGCGATTTATCGCCTGATGATAATTTTGATGATTTTTCTGATAATGAAAGAATAATTAAATACAAGATATCATTTGATGTGCCTTGTTACATCTTTGCAACTGATAATCCAGGTGAGATGATTAAACTAAGATCATATTTTTCAGCCCCTACTGTTAATTTTGAAGTATTTAACGGTGCAATACCTGTTGATAGACAAAAAAGATCTGCAGTGGGTACTGGTGATATAGATAAGTTTATTTTATCTGACGTTGAAAACCTGGATAAACAAGGCGATCGTATTGTTTCAACAAGAACTAATGTTATGTACACAAGAGAATTAATTATTGACCCATTTTCAAAGGAAAAGAAAATGAAACTCGTAAGAATAAAGGATAGAAATCAAAGAAAAGGTGAGACAGTTATCAACGCTGAAGATTTAATAGAGCTTGATGATATTAGTTTATAGAGCTTTTTGATTTTTACGAGTATAATTATACTATATAAAGTGTTGTACGTATTAAGGAGCATATTTAAATGGCGAAAGAACAGACATTCAGTTCACCAGGGTTTTTCGATAGAGAGATCGATTTATCAGGACCAGTAGAAAAACAACCTGTTGGTATACCCTTTGGTGTCATTGGTACAGCTAAACGAGGACCAGCCTTCGTCCCAGTTACAGTGGGCGACGCAGATAGTTTCGTTAAGATTTTTGGAGATTTACATAAAGACCATCCCGCTAGTTACGCAGCCGATAGATTTTTCAAGGCAAAATCAAGGGGTGAGGGCGCATTAACGTTCTGTAGAGTGCTTGGCGCAGGGTCAAATGAAACAGAAGACGATATATCAAACACACAGAACAAGGGAATTGTTAAAAATGCAGGTTTCAAGATTGTTCCAGGCTCAGCAGGCGGCCAAAGCGAGCTATTTACTTCCGGAAGTTTAACTGTTAGATTTGATGCCGACCTCACAGCAGGTAATACAATAACATTAATTGATGCAAACCACACTTCAGCAACGCTGGAGTTTAGGGCGGACGGCACGACAACTGGCGGCGGCACCAATCCGGGAGACGATAGGCGGCATAATGTGAAAGCGGTAGCGGTTGGCGGCGCAAACGGCGTTGCCGCACAATTTCGTGCAACTGTTAATATGCTATATTCTGCTTCTATTTTAAACGTATCGTCAACTTTACATCCACATCAAGACTCCAGTGATCGATTTGATACAGTGGTATTACACCAAATGACATCAGGTACAGCGGGTAATACGAAAGCAACGTGGACCATAACAAGCGCAAAAGCAACAATTAACACAACACAGGCAAATGGAAGCGAGCAGTCTACTAATTTTATCGGCGGTCACGACGGCAAATTTACTAGAGTCCATGACGGTGCTGTTCAGTTTATTGTTGCGCAGCATTTTGTTTCTGGAAATGAAAACACCAATGACAGAGATACTGCGCCTGATTATACATATAATGATAGTTTTGGTCGCACATCAAACTATGTCAGTCTTGTTAGGGCGATGATCATGTGTGCCAGTGGTACAAGATTCCAAGTCGCATCTTGGGACGATAACCTAAGCCTTGCCCGCATAGGTACAGCTTCTTTAGATGTTGCAAAAGTTAAACCGGGTGATATTAACCATGGCGAATTTAAATTAATTTTATCTTCAACATCAACTGCATTTTCTACTAAAACAATTTTAGGCCAGAAAATACCCGGTAGAAAAGTTTTTTCAGCATCTCTTGATCCATCAAGCGATAAATATATTGGAAAAATTTTAAACACTGACCCAGCAAGATTTGGTGCTGAAGAACATTTACTTTATGCAGATTTTACGGTTGAAAGTGAATTAGCTACAGTTTCTGAAAATACTATGATTACGGGCAGCTACAGAGCTGCTACAGTCGCTATTATGTCTGGTACGTCTGAATCTTCATCAGATTCAGGTGATACATCTCAAACGTTTTTGGAAGCATTTGGTAGATTTGATACTAGGTTCACGACACCAAGAACACCGAAATTTATTTCGCAACCGTTTGGTGCAAAAGAATATGACTTGTTTACAGTTGAGTCTGTGGATGATGGTGCTTATGCAAATGAAAAGTATAAGATCTCAATTTCTAATATTAAAGCATCTGAAGATCCGAATTATGATTATGGAACTTTTACGTTGCAGGTCAGAGATTTTAATGACACAGATAATAACATGATTGTGTTCGAAGAATTCGGCCCATGCACGCTTGATCCAAATGCAGATAATTTTATTGCTAGATTAATAGGCGACAAGAAAGTAATTTATAATTTTGATTCTGTCGATGAAGAAGAAAGAAGGCTGGTTGTCCAGGGTAAATATGGTAATAATTCAAGATATATCAGGGTTCTTATGGAGTCAGGAATTGAAGTAGGTGATGTCCCTAAAAAGGCATTACCTTTTGGCTTTAGGGGTATTCCGACGCTAAAGACTAATGTTTTATTGATTGAGGATTCAATGGGTAGGGGTCATATAACGCTACCAGAAATCAGGATCAACGCAATTGGTGCAATTTCAGGTACATTATCAGGATCCGCAGGCGAACTTATAACAAGAACCGCCCCTGGATTATCTGGTTCAATCGTTCCACCGCTACCATTTAGGTTTAAAGTTACAAAGGGCGAAATGGCAGGCCAAGACGGAGAAGACTCTGACATGGCCGGTGCTCCTGGAAAATTTGAAAAGGTTGATTCAAGTCTATACTGGGGTGTAAAGTTTGAAAGAGTTCCAGAAACTGGGTCTTTAGGTTTAGCACGTTATAAGCCAAATAATTCAACTTTACAAAATCCATTAGTTAGAGCGTATACCAAATTTCTCGGTATATCGAAATTTGATGTTCTTGTAACAGGTTCACATGCTGATACTTTCTCTCACAATAAGTTTACTCTTGCCAATGTCGCTTTTGCAAATAAACCTGCTGGTGATACAAGCACCGCACACTTGACGGGAACTATTAAGGACCATATGCTTGAAGCGGCTTATGTTAGAAATGGATCTGCGAATACAGTTACATATGCAGTGGAGGATCCAAAAGCTGGCAGCGGAACAAAAAGGATTACGTTTGCAACGCTGTTGAATAGGGCGTCTGCATCATTTTATAACAGGTTTAGTAAATTTGCTAAATTTAGCACGATTATGTATGGAGGTTTCGACGGTGTAAATATTTTGACACCAGAGGATGCCAAACTGGGTGACAGGGCGACGTCAACAGATTCAGGTGGTCAAGCAGCATCAGGCTATACAACACCCGGATTTTCTGATTCAAGCGGAAATGCGGTCTCTATTGCAGGTACACAGAAAGATAACAGTGCGATTCAGTCATATAAGGCAGCAATTAAAATTATGACAGATCAAAACACAGTTAATATTAATGTATTGGCAGTACCAGGCATTCGTGAACCAGGCGTAACAGATTATGCGATGGACAAAGTAAAAGAATATGCACTTGCGATGTATGTCTTAGATATTCAAAATTACGATGATTCAGGTGCAGGAAACAGATTGTATATGGACGAAACGACATATCCAGATGTTCAAAACACAGTCGATCAATTTGATACAAGGAATGTTGATAATAATTACGCAGCAACATATTTCCCTGATGTTACAATTACTGATGATGAAGATAGAGGAATTCAGGTACCAGCATCAATAGCTGCAATCGGTGCTCTATCGTTTAATGATGATGTTCGCTTCCCGTGGTTTGCACCCGCTGGATTCAATCGAGCATCTCTTGATTTTGTGCAGAATGCCAGGGTTAGATTAAATTCTACTGACCGTGATGATTTGTATAATGCAAGAATTAATCCTATCGCAACATTCCCTCGTGAAGGGTATGTGATTTTTGGTCAAAAAACGCTGCAGTTAGCTAAAACTGCCCTTGATCGCGTAAACGTCAGAAGATTATTGCTGGAAGTAAAAAGATCAGTAATTGATATTGCAAGGGCTTTAGTATTTGAGCAAAATAATTCTGCAACAAGAGAAAAGTTTGTTGCACGAACTGTACCGTTACTTGCAGTGGTTCAGGCTCAGGCTGGCATTGAGAAATTTAAAGTAATAATGGATGGAACAAATAATACACAAGAAGATATTGAAAACAATGTCTTAAATGGTCGCATTGTGCTTGTTCCAACTAGAGCTGTTGAATTTATTGCTGTTGATTTTATTATTACCAATGCGGGTGTTGAGTTTGTGTAATATATAATAATGATATTAGATTTTTAGGAGAAAGCTAAATGGCTGAAAAGGTATTCAAACATCCAGGGGTTTTTACAAGAGAGATTGATTTAACAGGCCCTGTTGCAGAAGGACCATCAGGTATTCCTGCTGGTGTTATTGGCACAGCGAATAAAGGTCCTGCATTTGTTCCAATCACTGTTGGTAATTTTAATGATTTCGTTAAGGTATTTGGTGACGTAAGAAATTCAAAAACCGGAACGGATTTATATGGGGCAATTGCTTCACAGGAATGGCTAAGAAATTCCAAGGCTCTGGCCTATTTAAGAATTTTAGGCGTCGGCGACGGCAAGACAAGGAATTCTGATGGATCGGTAACAAATGCTGGTTTTATTGTAGGTGAACAACTTCCATGGTCAGAAGATAATACCATAGATAACCGTGCTAATAAGTTTCCT